TCGAGCCCGTCTTGCGCAGCGTGCGCAGGAGGGCCCCGTCGGACGCGCGGTACTCGTAGGCGACGTCGGTCGTCGCGCCGTCGTCGGCGGTCGCCCCCACCCAGAACGTCGGCGTGGCCCCGCCGGCGTCGCCGGCAGGGTCGTAGCACAGCCCCGACCCGGGGTGCGCCGGCGCCGGTGCGAGCCCGAGCTTGGGCACCGAGCCCACCAGCACGGGCGCGGCCGTCGGGTCGGCCACGTTGTTCTGGACGGTCATCGTGGCGCCGACGCCCAGCAGCGCGGTGCCCTGGAGCAGGGTCGTGGCGGTCGACACGAGCGACGACGCCGCCAGCTGGCCGCTGACGTAGACCGGGGACCCGTCCGTGGGGATGCTCACCTGCAGCCGGTTCGACGCGTCGTACGCCCGGAGCCCGTTGAGGTCGAGCTCGAGGCGCAGCCCGGTGCCGGGGTCGCCGCCTCCCGGCGCCGCGGTCTTGAGCAGGGACGCGAGGATCAGCGTCGCGGCGAGCCTGTCGGCGGTGATCGAGCCGGCGAGGATCTGCGCCGACGTCACGGCGTTGGCCCGGAGCTGCGGCGTGTCCACCGTGCCGGGCGTAATCCGCGTCCCGTCGATGGTGCCCGCCGGCGCTCCGCCGGCCTGCGACGCGGCCCAGACCGCCATCGTCACGATCGGGTCCCCGAACTCGATGGCGTACTGGGGCGTGCTTGCGGTCGGCCAGGTGACGGTGACGTTGGTGACGGAGAAGCCGGCTCCCGGCGCTGGGTAGCCGAGGTTGGCGGAGGTGAGCGTGAACGTCATCGCCGGCCAGAGCCCCGCCTGCTGGATCGTGCACTGGCCGTGCATGGTCGTCGTGCCGTCCTGGTTCGCCTGCTGGTCGACGGACAGGCCGCGGTAGCCGTAGGTGGTCGAGTTGTCGGGGGCGTCGGAGAGGCCGAACGGCGCGGCGGAGGCGTATGCGAGCGCCTGGTTCGTCGCGGAGACCTTGACGAGCACGTTCCCCGCGCGGTCGACGGGGTCGGCCAGGCCCACTCTGACGACGGTCCCCGACCAGGACGGGCCGGTCAGGGTGGCGGCGTCCCCCATCTGCGGGACCGTGGCCGGGTTCACGAGCGCGAGGTCGAGCGTGTTCAGCTTGCACGTCATCGACTGGTGCTGGATGTACGCCGTCTGGGCGACGGCGCCGATCGTGAGGGTGGTGGCCATGCCGTCTAGGTCCCCGGCGCGAAGCGGAGGCGGCGGGTGATCTCGTTCGTGAGGTGGTCGACCATCGGCCCGTCGATGAGCCCGCCGTAGACGTTCACGACGACGGACGGCGCGCCGCCGGACGCGCCGCGCGGCAGGACGCGCTCGCCCGCCTGGAGGACGGCCAGCACGTCCGACCCGGGCGCGCCGGGCACGATGCCGCCCGAGTGCAGGTAGGCGAGCTGGCCGATGCCGGCGCCGTTCCAGTCGAAGTGGATCTTAGGCAGCGGGTCCGGCGGGTCGATGTGGACGTGGATCTGCACGCTGTCGATCGCGCGGATCATCCCGTTGACGATGCCGATCACGGCGTTGATCGCGCTCTTGACGGTGCCGGTGACGGCGCCGAACACCTTCCCGACCACGCTGCCCACCGTCTGGAAGGCGTTCGAGATGGCCGGGATGACCCTGTCGGTGAGGAAGGCGAACGCCGCCCCCATCGCCGGGAGCACGTTGTCCGCGACCCACCGAAAGGCCGCCACCACGGGCGGCAGCACGTTCTTCACGATCCAGTCGAAGGCGGCGCCGAGCGGCGGCAGGACGTTCTTCGTGATCCAGCCGACCGCCGACTGCACCAGGGGCATCACGTGGGCGGCGATGAACTTGAACGCGTCCGCCACGGACGGCAGGACGTCGTCGGCGAGCCACTTCAGGGCTGCCGTGAGCGGCGGGAGGACCGCCTTCACGACGATGGCGACGGCCGGGATGAAGGTCGTGGTCACCCACCCGGCGACCGCCTGGATCACCGTCCCCAGCGCCTCCAGGTCCTTGTGGACGAGGTCTGCGATGACCGGGATGAGGGGCTTGACCGCCTCGCCGATCTGCCCGAGCGCGTCCGAGATGGCCGCGAGGTACTGTCCGGCGAGCGCCTCGGCCTGCGCGACGAACGGCTGCGCCGCAGCGACGAGCTGGCCGAACAAGTCCGACACCACGCCGAGGCCCGTGATCAGCGGGGGCAGCACGGTCGCGACCATCTGGTTCAGCGTCTGGCCGAGCTTCTCCTGGATGCCCTCGACGATCGTGCCGGCGCGGGCCATCGACCCGGCCATCGTGCCGGCGTACGCCTGGGCCTGGCCGTTCGCGGACTTCTGGATCGCGGCGAGCGCGGCGGTGGCGGTGGCCTGCTTGTCGGCCGCCTGCGCCGCCTTCAGCTGCTCGGGCGTGAACTTCTGGTGCGACGCCTTCAGCGCGTCGACTGCGGTCGTGACCGCCGGGACGATGATGCCCAGCTTCTTGAGGGCGCCGACGTTGCCCTCCTGGGCCTTGATGACGATGTTGGTCGCGGTCGCGAGGTCGATCCCGCGGGCGCGGGCGAGGTCCTCGGCCGCCGCCTGGTCGGCCTGCGCCTGCTTCGTGTCCTTCGTGACCGTGACCAGCGCCGCGAGCGACGCCCGGAGCTCGTCGCCGGTGAACCCGAGCTGCCGACCCTTGTCCACCGCGCCGGCCATCGCCTCGGCGGTCCCGTTGAACCCCTTGACGTTGTCCCGGAGCGCGGTCGTCAGCCGGGTGGTCGTGACCTCGGCGTCCTGCGCCACCTTCGCGCTGTCGCCCAGGAAGTCGACGACCTTGCCGATGCCCTCCTCGGCGAGGTTGACGGCCGCGAGGCCGACGCCGGCGAAGATGCCGGTGATGGCCCCGCCCGACTTGGACGTGTGCTGCTCGGCTTCCGACATCGCCTTCTTGTAGGCGCTCGCGTCGCCGACGATGTTGACGCTGACGGTCCGCTTGTCGGTGTTCGCCATCAGCCGGGCTCCCATCCCGCGTCCGCGAGCGCGTCGTGCACCGCCTCGCCGGCGGCGTCGACGATCACGTCGTGCATCTCGCGCACCGTCGGGTAGATGTAGCGGCCCTCGCCGTCGCCCAGGCCGTTCCGGCCGAACCAGGGGCGCTTGACCGCGCCGGAGTCCGCCACGTGGTCCCGGTGGCCCCGCCCCGTGGATCCGCCGAAGTCGAGCCACGGGAAGTACGGCGCCCTCGGCCCGCCGCCGATGACGGTCGCGCGCTCGGTGGTCGCGACCGCGCGCACCGAGGCGGCGGCCCGCCCGGTCGGCCCGGCGGGCACCTTCCCGGCGACCGCGGAGGCGACCTCGGTCGCCACCTCCTTGAGCCGGACCTGGAGCGCGTGCTGCGTGCCGCCCTCGGCCATCCGCATCGAGTTGCGCAGCTCGCGCAGGCCGACGATCCTGGCCCCGAAGAGGACGTCCTTCTCGACCGTGCCGCCGCTAGCCACGCTCGGCCTCCTGGAGCGCGCGCCGGTAGGCGAGGAACGCCAGCCACTCGACGACCTCCGCGTTCGGGAGCGCGCGGATCTCCCCGAGGCTCTTGTGGAGCAGCTCGCCAAGGACGAAGTCGGCGACGTCCACGTCGCCCTCTACGAACGCCCGCTCGGCGGCGAGTTTGGGGCCTTGCCGTCGCTTCCCATGAGGCGCGAGACGACGGCGACGCCCTGCACGAGCTTCTGCACGGCCATCGGGTCCGACGCGTCCCACCACGCGGCGGCCTCGTCCTCCCCGATGTCGAGGCCGTGCGCGATCAGGTAGACCTCGCCCGCCCGGTCGGCGTCCGGGAGGTCGGCGATGGCGCGCATTGCGAGCACCTCCGCTCGCGTGAGCGAGCGGATGCTGACGGTGGTCCCCGCCACCTCGACGGTGCCCCGGGCGAGCGGCGCGGATGGGAGCGACGAGGCGCCCTCCGGCGCCCCCCGCGTCTCGGCCGCCACGGCTAGTTGCTCCCGAAGGTGACGGCGCCCGTGCCCTGGAAGGTCGCGGTGAAGGTCACCTTGCCGCCGACGGGCGAGCTCTCGGTGTAGCCGGTGAGGATGGCCGAGACCGTCCGCTTGAGCTCGCCGACGGCCGTGCCGGCCGGGTTGAAGACGACGCTCTTGGCGCCGCCGCCGATGAGCCCCGTGAGCACCGCGGCCGGGCCGGTGGTCACCGTCGGGTCGAAGTTGCCCTTGAGGCTGAACTTCGCGGCGGCGAGGCCCTCGATGAACGTCTTCCACGCCGCGCTGAACGTGGTGGTCTCGGCCGTGTCGATCCCGACGTCGAGGCCCGCGTCGTCGCAGTAGGCGGACAGGTCGACCGCGTTGACGGTGACCAGCGCCTTGGCGCCATACCTGAACCCGGTTGCCATTGGTCGTTCCTCTCTAGCGGTTGCGGCTGTACGCCAGCCCGAAAGTGACGGTCGGGGCGGTTCCGCCGACCACGGTCGCCACGTAGCGGACGTACCGGCGGAGCGTGGCCCCCGCCGCCGAGACGAGCCGCTGGGCGGCAGTGACGTTCGTCGCCGTGAAGCCGGCGCCCGCCACGTCGGCCCACGACGAGTTGTCCGCCGAGTCCTGGAGCTTGACCGTCCAGGACGTCGGCGCGCCGGTCACCGCGGTGATGTGGAGGTGGGCGATCCAGCCGGCCGTCGTGGCCGCGGCGTCGTCGCGGGACGCCCCTGTGGTCGTGCCGGTGTCGGTGGCCAGCGGGTGCAGCGCCCAGCCGATGCCGACGGCGGCGTCGCCGCTGAACGCGGCATTGACGACGACCGCGCCGCCGACGGGGCTGCTCTCGCCGACCTGGACGTCGTGGGCGAGCACGAGGCGCGCGGCGTCCCCGATCACGAGCATCCCGGCCGGGCCGTACGTCAGGACCGATCCGCCGTCGCGGATGTTGCCGAACATGGCCGCGTCGTTGACCAGGTCGTAGAAGCCCTTGAGGGTCGCCTTCGATGTCGCCGCGCCCTCGATGAAGGCCCTCCACGAGGCCTGGAAGGTCGTCGTCTCGGCCGTGTCGACGGCGAGCTCTAGGGAGGCGTCGTTGAAGTAGACCGAGGCGTCGACCAGGTCGAGCCACACGCTGCAGGACGCGCCGTACCTGGGTGCCATCAGCTGTAGACCTCCAGCGTGAGCTCGGCCGCGGCGTACGGGACCCCGCCGACGTCGATGAACGTGACCTGGCAGTTGGTGACGCGGCACGCCCCGACGGCGCCGCCGAGGTCGCCGTCGAGGAGCTCCTTGAGGCTGTCCGCGCCGGCGACGATCGCGGACAGCGCGTCCCGGGCGGCCTGCGGGCTGTTGCGCGTGACGACGAAGTACACCGGGAACTCCGCGCGGTCGGACCCGCGCCGGAAGACCGCGTCGTACTCGATCTCCTTGGGGTAGCCGACGACGACCGCCGGAGCGGAGACCGACTCCGCCGGGTACGGGTACATGGCCTCGGTCCGGCCGCCCGCCGTGAGCGTGGCGGTGATCGCGTCCATGACGTCGGCCATGTCGATCGCGCTCACAGCGTCACGTGCTCCTCGGTCGAGGTCGTCCAGCGCGTCCGGTGGGCGCGCCGGAAGTCCTGCACCAGGACGGCCACGTCTGGGTCGAGGCGGGCCAGCAGGCGCAGGGCGTTGCCCTCGGCCGGGCTGCCGGCGATGCCGAACGGGGAGTCCTTGCGTTTGACCAGGCGCGAGGCCTGCAGGAGCGACGCCTGGACGACCGTGTCGGGGAAGTCCGTCCAGCCCCAGCCGGTCGTGCAGGCGTGCGTGGACCCGGTCGTGATCCGGACGCTGCCCTCGGCGAACGGGAGCATGTCGTACGCGTACGCGCCCCAGGCCCAGCCGCGAGGGAAGACGAGCTGGGTGTACGGCCGGTCGTCCGCGGCGGCGTTGAGCGGGTAGAGCCGCCAGTCCGCGACCGTGCTCCACGTCGCCGCGTCGCCGTTTTGGTTCGACTCCACCAGGAGGCCCGCGGTGTCCCCGAGGTCGTCGATGTCGCAGACGATCCGCTGGCGGCCGATGTCCACGTACGGCGTGTAGAGCCGGGCGGTCGGCGTGGATCCTGTGTTGCCGAACTGGCGGAAGCAGGCGGTGTCGACGCTTCGGCTTGCCGCGGCGGCAGCCGTGTCGTAGATCCAGTCGGTCGGGTCGGTGTACGCCGGCGAGACGGTGGTGAGCGAGGCCGGCGCGCCCATGTAGGCGCGCAGCTGCGCCCCCGTCGCGTAGGACGGGCTCCACGAGCTCGCGGTCACGGGATGAACCTGTCGATCCGGTCGCGCACGACGATCCCGTGGCGGCCGTCCTGCTGGAGGTAGGTGCCCCAGTTGAGGAGCAGGGCGTGGCCGGCGATGCCCGGCACCTGGCGGATCAGGAAGCCGAGCTCTGTGGCCCGCTGCCCGAAGTTCACGTCCTCGCCGCCGTAGTCGAACGGGTTGTCGGCGACGATCCGGTCGGTCCGCGCCGTGCCGTAGTGCCAGACCTCGTAGGTCTTGTCGGTTGCGAACCACGGCCGGTCGAGGCGCTCGAACACGCGGCGGGCAACGAGCGTGCAGCCGAGGCCGCACCAGTCGAAGGCGCCCGACGGCGACGGCTGGAGGCAGTTGAAGGTCCCTGTGGAGGGCTTACCCGTGACGTCGGTGTACCCGGCGGGCAGGCCGACCGGGTACTGCATCGCCGCGATGTCCGCGCCCAGCCCGATCGAGTCGAGGAGGGCCGCTTCCGGCGGGACCATGTCCTCCTCGACGAACCAGAGGACGTCGGCGCCCGTGGCCATGCCGCGCTCGGCCATGCGCTCGTGGCAGTCGGGGATGGGCAGGTCGTGGGTGAGGAGCCAGCCCCGGTACTCGTGGCCGGCCCCCGCCGCGCGCCCGACGTTGGCCATGACGGCCTCCGCGGTCCTGCTGTGGAGCAGACCGCGGGAGGGCGTCAGGACCGCGAAGGAAGACACCGGGGTGGCTTCCTAGCTCTTGAGGAGCAGGGTCTTGTTGGGCTCGAGCACCTTGGCGCCGTACAGGGCCTCGAAGGAGACCTGGACGCCGCCGCGGCGGATGTCGTAGCCCATGAGGACCGAGAGGACGAGCCCGGAGACGTCGTCCTGGACCGTGTAGCGGGTCGCCATCGACCCTGGGGGCGGTTCCGGCAGCCCGCGCATCGCGAGCATGACGCCGTCCTTGGTCCAGGCGAGGTTCTTGGTGCTCGTGAGGATCGAGGTCGAGCTCACCGGGGCCAGTTGGCTCTCGGCGATGTTGAAGCCGTAGATCGGGCCGAGGTCCGCGCCCGCAACCGACTGGGAGTGGGCGTAGGCGAAGTAGGTCTGGAGGCTGGTGTCGGCGAGCAGCGCCGACCAGTCCTTGGTCGAGACGATCATGTTGCGGCCGACCTTCGGCGCCTTGTTGTCCGTCATCGTCTTCTGCGCGAGGCGCAGGGCGGCGGCGGACAGGTCGGTGCCGTAGGTGCCGATGGTCTGGGGGGCGGTCGGGCCTAGCGCGATCGCGGCGATGATGTCGGCCTCGATCTGCTCGGCGAGCGAGATCACCTGCGCCCGGGCGTAGATGTCCATCACGTTGTAGCTGGACTGCGCCCGGACGATGTCCTCGACGTTGATGGTCACGTGCTTGTGCTTGTCGAGGGTGACCTGGACCTCGGACTCGCCGGCCGGCTGGCTGAGCTGGTAGTCGGTGCCGGCCGACTTGTCGTTGGTCGCCAGCGTCCCGGGGTACGGGACGTGCAGGACGTCGCCGACGGAAAACGACGCGACGTCGCTGTCCTTGAGGACGTTCGGCGCGGCGAAGATGATGGACCGGAGGATCGGCAGGGCGTAGTTGCCCCAGATCTCCGGGATGAAGTACTGGGCCTGGGTGACGTCGATCGTGGCGTCGGGCATGAGTTGCTCCCCGCGAGTAGGGGGTTGGCCTCGCCGTCCTCACTCGCACTCGGACGGTTCGGATCGCGCCTTCGGCGCTTGGTCGGCTAGCTGGTGATCCGCCCCGACTTGGCGGCCTCGAGGATCGCGGCCTGGTTGGCCGCGAAGAACGTCTGGTCGCGCAGTTGGGCCCTCGTGAAGACCGGGAGCCCTCCCTGAGCGGCCGATCCGCCGGCGCCGCCGTCGGCGGACCCCGACGCGCGGCGCGCCCCGAACAGGCTGGCGTGCGCCGCCCGGAAGGCGGCCACGGCCTTGTCCAGGCCTCCGATCGCGCCGTCGTCGCCGATCTCCAGCGCGGCGAACTCGTCGGCCTTGGAGGCCAGCGCGAGCTCGCTCGGGTTGATGCCTGCGGCGGTCAGCGCCACCTTGACCTCGGACCGCCTGATCTGGTCGTGGAAGCGGCCGGTGACCTCGGCGGCGCCCTCGGCCCTGGCCTTGGCGATCGCCTTCTCGGTGTCGGACGCTCCCGCGAGCCTGAGCTCCTCGAGCGCCTTCTCGGCGGCCTTTGCGGCCCGCTGGGCGGCGTCTCTCTCGGCCTTCATCGCGTCGATCGCGCGCTTGCCGGCGTCTCCGAGGGCCGCGTCGTCGCCCGTTGCGGGCGGCTGAGCGGCCGTTGCGCCACCGGATGGCGGCGGGGTCTGTCCCGGCGTTGCGCCGGGCACGACGGGCGTTGCGCCCGCGGGATTGGTCGTGTCAGCCATGGTGGACGGCTTGCCTCCTTGTGCAGGTGCTGGAATGCGTCATCACCGGGGCGCCCTCGCCGCCGGGGCGCCGGTGGCGGCCATGACCGGCATCCCGTTCCGCCCGCCGCCGGCTGCCGGCGGCATCCCGACCTCGGGCCCGGTGGCGTCGGCAGCGGCCGGGATGTCCGCGGTGTCGCCGGAGGGCAGGACGATCGCCAGGGCGGTCGGGGCGCCCTTCTCGGGCAGCTCCTCCTCCTCGAGCGCCGCTCGGAGCGCCTTGGCGCGCTCGATCTGCTTGGGCGTGAGGCCGAGCATCTCCCACAGCATCTCCTGGGGGATCTCGATCGGCGCCGAGCCCACCTTGACGACCATGTCGGCGGTCACCGCGTCGTTCCGGCTCTCCGGGTTCCGCCAGATCGTCTCGGAGTCGAGGATCTCGCTCCGCTTGTCGTCGAGGACGGCGAACGCGAGCCGCATGACCTCCTCCCAGGCCTCGCCGAAGTAGCGCATCCGGCGCAGGGCCTTGCGCACGAGGCCGGTCTCGGCCGCCTTCAGCGTCTCGCCCGACGGGTAGCCGCTGGCGCCGGCCATGAAGTAGTGCGACGGGGTCCGGGTGATGCTCGCGATGTGGCCGATCAGCTTGTCGATCGCCGTCGTGTAGTTGGAGAGGTCGGTCACGTCGAAGGAGCCGAACCGGGTGTCCTTGTCCTCGCCGACGAACATCCGGTCGATGGCGCTCTTGAAGGGCTCGACCGGCTTCTTGGTGTCGGGGTCGACCGGGATGTCCATCCCGGTGACCCAGCGCTGGCGGTACGCCGCGAACTCGGCCGCCACGAGCAT